TGCAGGTCATTGATCTCCTCCATGCGCAGCCGATCCAGTTCATTGGTCACCATGTGCTCAATGATCCGCGCCAGTCTCTGATCCTTTTCCCGTCTTGGCGTGACCTTGGGCTTGGGAATGTTGCTGTCAACGATAGACTCAATGTTTTCCGCGGTAATGTTCCAGACATGCTGCGTTTCCTGCACGCAGTCCTTGTCGATGATCTTTCGCAGTTCCCGGTCTCCGCTGTACTGCAGTTCCCGCCGGTCCATTTTGGACCGTTCCTCTTCCCACGCGCTCTTTGCCGCCGCCACCCGCGTCTGCCAATGCTCCAGTTTTTTTCGATCCTGTCTTTTCACAAAATTACCTCCTGCGCAGCCCCCTCGTGCCCCCTCTCCAGAGGACTCCGCCGCAGGCGGTGGGGGGTTGTTTCGTCTTCATTGCTGCCTGTCAGCCCGGTTTTATACTTTCACCGAACCCCAATGCTCCAGCAGCATTTTCTTTTCCGCGGGACTTGCCCGGTTGTAATCCTCCCACATGTCCTTCGTCCAGCCCTCGGTGCCGTAATCCGTGCCGGATTCCACGGTCATCCGCTGCTGACTTCTGGCGATGAACGCAATGGCAATGGCCATCACGCAGTCATCATGGCTGCCTGCTTCCGCCTCCGGCCGCAGCTGCCGTTCTTCGTTCAGGGTAAAGGTCAGCATTTCGTTCAGCGTTTCCTCGTCCTGAATCAGTTCCACATGTTCCCGCACGATGCCCTGCAGGTTGCCCAGGATCACAGGCCGTGTCAGCTTATCCGTCCGGAACCCATAGCTCTGGGCAATGGCCCCGGTGTAGGTGTCCTCCCGCTCCCGGACGAAGAATTTCCGGTACCCCAGCCGTTCCAGTTCCTTCTGCGGATGTGTGGAGAAGTTGGTCTCAATGGCCATCAGCGCCTCGTTGTACCACATGCCCAGGCAGTACATCTGGTGCGCGTAGGTGCCCTCGTCCATGCCGTGCTCGTAGCTGTTTTTCAGCGTGGCGCACTGTACGCCGGTGATATTGTCGATGCACTGTCCCACAAAACTGTCCGATCCCTCACCGGCAGTATCCCCGCCGATGACGTAGGGCCGCCCCGGCTGCGGCAGCCTGTAGATCTTCACGATGCCATCCTTGTCCTCTTCAAACCGGATGTTTGTGATCTGCAGCCCGTCGTAGTCGAACCGGAAGTTTCCGATCTTTGCAGGCTTGATCTTCTTCTGCAGTTGGCTCTGCAGCTGCTTGGCGTTGAAGAACGTCCGTCCGATAACGCCCCACATGCCCAGGCAGTAAACCGTGTAGAAATACGGGTTTGTGTCCTTGAACTTTTCCAGCACCTTCCGGTTCGCCTCCGGCAGATACGGGTTGTCCAGATAGGTGCTTTCATGCACCCGCACATCCTCGTCCTTCCGGTCAAAGAACCGCTTTTTCAGCCAGTGGGTGATGGAGATCGGGTTGAAGGTCACGATGATCTGCTGGTAGTAGTTCGATTTGTCACGCAGACGGATGTCCAGCTGGTCAAAATCGTTTTCCAGAACCTCTGTGGCCTCTTCGATCCAGACGCCGGTGATCCGCCGGATGGACTTCAGCTTCTCCACGTCATCCAGACCGGAGAACAGGATCTCCGAGCCGTTTTTGAACGTGATGTACATGTCGCCGCTCTGGCCCTGCGGAATTTTGTCCACCTCGTCCGGGTAATACTCCCGGGCCTGTTCCGCCAGCTGCCGAAAGCACGATTGCCGCAGGGATTTGGCGACCTTTCGAACCACCAAAAACCGGTGCCCCGGCTCTGACACGCAGCGTTCAATGATCTTCTGTCCGGCAAAGATGCTCTTCCCCGAACCGCCGCCTCCTTTCAGAACCAGATGCCGATGCTCGTCAAACAGCAGCGGCAAAAACGTCGGCACGGTCCGCGCCTTCACGGACCTCCACCAGATCGCAACCTCCACCGCTGCATCCAGCTTTTTCTGGTCCCGAAATAAGCTGTCATTGCGAGGAGGGGCGTCAAGCCCCGACGTGGCAATCTCAACGTTCCGATCCTGCGGGGCAATTCCCCTTCTGGCAATCCGTTCTTTCACTCCGGCACCTCCGCACCGATCTCCTTCAGCAGCGCCAGCTTTTCTTCCATGGTCATAGATGCCGATGCCACAGCCCGCTGTGCACCCGCTCCCAGTTCCACTTCTTTGCGTTCCTTCCACCCGAAATTCTGCTGCAGGTTGAAGATCGCGCCTCTTGCCGCACTTTTGTCCTCCAGCCTGCTTTCCAGATAAGCCTCCACACGCCCCCGCGCGCGCGTGACCGTGTTGCAAAACTTCTCGCTTTCTTCCGGGTGTTCCGGGTCATAGGTCCCGTACCGGGAAAAGGTGGCCCGATCAATGCCCAGGTACAGGCAAAGCCCCGTCAAGCTCGGCGGCTCGATCCAAACGGTTTCAAACGCCGGTTTTTTGTCCGCCGTGATGACTTGTTCAAACTTTATTTTCTGATGTCCAAAGTCATCCAGCAGAGGAAAGCCTTCGTCGTCAAAGACTGGCACCGCCCGCATTTTCGGTTTTCTATAGCAAATGCTGTTGAAATAAGCCTCACACGCCCGCTGAAATCCCGCAGGCTCGTATTTCTTCGGTCTTCCAGGTTTCCGAATTGCCGCCATACGCGCACACCTCCTTTTCCCCCATGGTAAATTCGCCCACCCCCTTGTTATCTGCAACCACAACAACCTCCCCCAAAAAGGAGAGGTTGTTCAGTTTCCCTTGTTTGCGTGTGCGGCGTCCAACGACTTTCCGCTCATCCCTTCAGGATCTTCACCTCATCCGGCCGCAGGATCAGTCCGTATTTTCCAAATCCCGGAACCACGATCACGTCCGATCCCATGCCCTTGTACAGCACTGCTGCGTACAGTTCGCCCAGCCTTGGCGCGAATTCCTTTTGCACCGGTACCGGCCGTATCACCGTGAGCAAAACGCGCTGACCCCTGTGGTCCACGCCGCTGGCTTTTCTTTCGATCTGATCTTTCATGGTGGCCTGCATGCCTTTTTGCTTGCATTCCACCGAGCAGTATTTCCGGTTCAGCTCTCTGGACCAGAATTCTTTCCCACACTGTGGGCAGATATGCCGGTGTTTCTTGTATGCCATCCGTTCCCGCCGCAAGGCCTCCAGCCCAATCACGCTGCAGGCATCGGAGCAGTAGTTCCTTCGGCCCTTGCAGCCCTTCAGACTTTTGCCGCACACCCGGCACACGCCGTAGGCTTTTTCCGTTTCATGCCTGTGCGCGTATCTGGCTTTTGCCGAGCATTTCCTGCTGCAGTAGGTCTGACCCTTCACCCGCCTCTGGAATGTCGCCCCGCAGGTCGGACAAATCGTCTGCGTTCCCTTACCATCGCTCATAAAACAGTTTCCTCCTTCTGTACAGCGTCGAATCGTCCACATGGTACGCCTGCGCCAGCCACTGTGCCGAAACGTTTTCTCTGGTCATCAGTTCAAACAACGCCTTTTCATGCTCACCTCCGCATTCCCGGCAAAGTCTGCGAATCTTTTCCTGTACCACCTTCGGCTGTTTGTCGTAGTTGATGCAAGTGAAATGGATCAAACCCTGTTCCCTGTGAGGCCGATTAACCCCGCGTAATTTTTTGAAACTCATTTTCAGATCCTCCTTCCGCAGTTACGTCACGAAATTCAGATCCCCCACCCAAAGGCTCCCCTGCGCAAGGGGAGCTGTCACGCTTGCCTGACTGAGGGGTCGTAACCCCTAATTTGCTTCCGCCTCTCTTCCGTGTGCTGGGCTTGCGCTTGTAGCGCACATACTGGTTTACAGTTCCCTCTCTGTACGGTGTCCGATCCAGCACCTTGGCGCCCGGCTGCACCCGAATCTCGTTGCAGGGGTCCTCTGCCAGCACCATCTCTTCCACCTTGGGCTGCACCATGTTTCTGGAGCAGCTGTACTTCTTCCGGTTTTCCTTGTGTCGCACCTGTCCCAGCAGATAAGCCGCCAGCGGCGTATAATCATCCTGCCGATACAGATGTTCCGTATGTACATGGCCATGCTTCCAATGCTCTTCCAGCAGTGCGGCAGCCTCCGCGTTTACCACCACATGATGGTGCACCCGCACCAGCTCTCCGGTTTCCTGATCCAGATCCGAAGTCACAGCAAAGGTCTTCATGGGAATATCCGCCCGCTTCGCCTTCCGCCGCACCGCCTCCAGCGACTTCGCCAGAATCCCCCGCGCAGTCTCCCAGATCGCATCTGCCTCAAGGCTCCCCTGCGCAAAGGGATCTGTCAGCGCAGCTGACTTAGGGGTCGTTGCTCCCAGCACCATCTCCGCGCTCTCATCCGAGTACGTCAGTGTCACCAGACAGCTCTCCGGTCCATAGTTGCAATTCAGAATTCTGGCAGCCACTCGCACAGCCTGTCTCGCGTTCTCGTCCCGCTTGTCCTCCTGGCTCTTGGCCTTCCGCCACCGCTTCCCGGTGACCTGGCTCTTATCCCCGACCACGAACTGGGTGACTTCCACCACGCCGTTGGTGCAGATATATTTTCTTCTCATGGTCTTCGCCACCTTTTTTCACCTCTATGTCGGAAAACTTAGGCCTAAATGAACCTCACCCAGAAACGCGCGCCCGCGCGTTTCCCTTGGCTCCCCTACAATAGGGGAGCTGGCCCGAAGGGCCTGAGGGGTGTCAAGCCATACTCCGGCAGGCACTCGCTCCCCCCAAACGCATATCACAACCCCGCCCAACCGCGCGGCGCTCTGATCTGCCCTTGTTCACCCCGGCCGGGTTCCCATTCCCGACCGGGGCATTTTATTCAATCCAAGCCTTGTTCCATACGCCCAATATGAAACTAATACTTTTATTTTGAATGAAATCCTATTCGAATGAACGTTGACCCCCCACCGGGAGGCCCCCGCACCATAGGCTCCCCGTTATGGGAGCCGTCAGCAAATCTGACTGATAGGTGATCTCTCATACTCATTCCCGCTCCATGTCATCAAACAGGCACATGTTTTCCGGGATATCCAGCGGCACAATTTTCTGATCCGTATACATGTCCGCAATCTTCTGTAGCTTTACCGTGTCTTCCTTTCCAAATCTGGCAGGCGCAACCGTCAGCCGCTCATCCTGATTGGCAAATAGTGCCATTCCGCTGTCTGTCATCATCACGGAAACCAAACCCAGACTTTCCAGAATATCAACATATCTCTGGTCAATGCAGACCCAGTCTCCCTCCACCGTGCCAAACATGACCCATTGATCCCGATAGATCACCGGAATTCTGTGCATGTATCTGGGCTTGTCCTGCTGTTCAATCAGTTCCTCCGTCCGATCTTTCACATCCATGTTCAGCATGGTCTGGTTGTCTTTGTTCTTCTGAACAAACATTGGCTCCACCGGCAATCCACCGTAATGTTCTACCAGAATCTGACTGACTTCAATCGGCAGGTCTCTGGTTTGCATTTCCATTGCCCAGTTTTCGGTGTAAACCGAAATCCGTGTTCCATTGGGTACAATCTCATATCCCTTCTTGTGAGCTTCCTTCAGCGCAGCCACACAGCCCTTCTTGCTGATAATCATCTTAAACTCCCCCGATCCATACCTCTCCGCCGTTTTTGAAATGCACATGGACAGACGCCACCTGTTCTTTCAGTTCGCTGTCCTCAATGGCCCGCAGCAGCCGTTCGGCCTGTGCCGTTTTATACGCCGTCAGCATCAACACCCGTTCTCCGGCCATAGCCTTTCGGATGCTCCGGCTGGCCAGAATACGGACTTTATCCACTCTTGCTTCACCCCTCAGCACCTCTACGGTGCCGTTGTCCGCATACCGAAATTCCGGGCAGTCGTATACTGCCTTTCCGCTTTCCAGAAAATGCTCCTTGAAATACTCGCACATCTCCAGTTGACCTTCCTGGCAGACTTCGCACAAACTCATTGTCATGCCTCCTCTATTTAATATAAGGAATCCTCCAGCCGCCGCAGCAGCTTCGCCAGCCAATGGCACACCCGCCATTTCCGGCATTCATCCTCCATTCTGTGCACTCTGCAAGCCTTGTAATGCTTGCACCCCACACAGCACCGATAATGCAGCATCTTTATACCTCCCGGATCTCAATTCCAAACTTCTCCCGCAGGAGCTTCTTTTTGATCTCATAAACCCTCGTTTTCGTGGCTTCGGATTTCACATCCTCCACCACCTTCCGCCATACACAACCTTCATCCGTAGGGCGGCCAGACCCTTGGCCGCCGGTCATGCACCCGAAATCATCCCCCACCCGCTCCAGATAGGTAAAATCCGCCCGGTATCGGATGGCCCGCACCCGCGTCCCGGTCTCCGGACTGTTGTACGCCTCCTGCAGGGTGAAATCCTCCTGCAGTTTCAGATCCCGGATGTTTCCTTTTCTCCAAAGCAGCAGCAGCTCGTCAAACCGCCTCGCCTCCTTCTGGCTGTCAAACCGAATGACGTTTCCGCCAACCTCCCGCACAGCCCCCACATTGCCGTATTTCCCTCGTGCCCCCTCTCCAGGGGGCTCCGCGCAGCGGTGGGGGTTGTCGCGATCCGCTGTTTTCCCGTCAGACCGCCCCCGCAGCATCTTCCGCGCCACCTGCTCCCGCACCTTCGGCGGCAGATCGCTCAGATGCACGCCCATCATAATTTCCTCCCGCACTTCGGGCAAAACTTAATTGTCGAACAAGTCTCCCAATTATCTGTTGCCACCAGCAGACGATTCCCTCGCACTGTAATTCTGATTCCTCCCCACCAGAACAAATTCACTTGATCTCGGCACACCAGGCAATACTCCTTTTGCACTTCATCATTGTCATTGCGAGGAGG